GAGCTAGCCGACCGCAGCTTTGGTCTGTGGTGGAAACACATGCTCGGCGGCGTGGCCAGCGCACAGCCCGACGTAGGCGGTAATCCTACCGTCTGGCGGCACACGTTCACCCCGGGCGACCTCCCGGTAGGCCTTACCTGTCAGGTGGGCCGTACCGGAATGGACACCGTAACACAGCCATTCACCTACCATGGCTGCCGAGTGAATGAATGGGAACTGTCGGCCGAGGTGGGCAATATCGCCACGATCGCGGCCACCCTCCTCGGTGAGGACGAGAGCACCGATATTGCCCTAGCGGTGGCCTCGTATCCGGCCAGCCTAGGACTAATGACGTTCGTTAACGGCACAATTACTGTAGCCGGCGCAGCTATAGACGTGAAAGAAATCAACCTGTCCGGCAATAATAGTCTTGCCAACGATAGGTATTTCTTCGGTTCGCGGTTGCGCAAGCAGCCTACCGATAACGGTATGCGGGAATACACCGGCGAGATCAAATCCGAGTTTAACGACCTCGTAGCGTACAACCGTTTCGTCACAGGCACCGAGGCAGCGCTAGTGTTGCTATTCGAGGGTGTCACGATCACGGGAGCGTTCAAATACCACACTCAGATCACGGCAAACCTGCGGTTTGACGGGGAGACACCAACCGTCGAAGGCCCAGACGGAATCGAGCAGTCGCTACCGTTCAAATGTGTGGGCAACACGGCCGCTACCGCGCTCACCGTCCAGTACCAGACCACGGACGTCACCCCGTAAGGTGCCTAAAGGAGCTGGCCGGTCCGGCGGTGGGCCCGGGGCCGGCATAGAAATTGAGGGCCTTGCACAGTTTATGCGTGACCTTAAGAAATTCGAGCCATCGGTCAGCAAGCAATTCCGTTTCAGGATACGCAAAGTGGTTAAGACTGTGGCCGATGACGCTAAAGGCCGTGCGCCCCGACTATCAGGCAAGCTAGCTAAAGGTATCTCGCCCTCGGTTACCAACACCGGGGCCCGGCTGGTATCTAAGGCACCGCACGCTCGTATTCACGAGTTCGGCGGCCGCCATCCGGTGTTCGGACATACTGACCGATGGGTGTATCAGCCCGCACGGCCCCACATCTTCCCGGCGGTGCGTGCTGGACGTGAGGAGGTAAACCGAGAGGCACTGGCCGCACTTGACGACGCAATCGAGGAGATAGGGTTTAAATGACGACTTTTGACGAGATCCACCGGCAGGCAGCTACCCCCGACCAGCCGGCTCCTGGCGAGCCGCTCGTGCACCGGTTTGATCCCCCTAAGCTACATCCCCCGGCGGTCGGCGGGGTGTCCTACGCGGATGCCGCGCGCATGGCTACCGCGGTGGTGCAGAGCCCGGCGGTTATCGAGGAGATCCGCAGGACCGCGGGCCTGCCCGACGAGGACGTAATAGATATCGACCTCGATTGGCTAACGCTTGACGAGATCGACGTGCTCGAGGAGATGACAGACGAGCCGTTCGATAAGTTTATGCAAGGCGGGGGTAAAAAGGGTCCATCACTGCGGATCCTCGGCCTCATCCTGCGACGGCGCACCGACCCACACTTTCCCGTCGAGCGCGTCGGTGAGCTTAAAGTACGCATGCAAAAGGTTGCGGTCCCCCCTACCAGCGGCGACGGTTCCGCACAATCGCAACCGTTGCCGGCCACTACGGTCTCTCCATAGCCGAGGTCCGTGCCTTACGGCTGTGGGAATTTAACGACCTGGCAGACGCACTCAATAAGGAAGGCAAGGCGTAGTAAGCGTGGCTGATCGCGTCCTACAGGTGCGGTTTGTCGGCAACACTTCCGACCTTGCCGGCAACATCGACGGGGTGTCCGGCAAGTTTGGTGTGCTGTCCAAGGGCATCGCGGCAGCCGGCGCCGCGGTAGGTGTCGGGCTGGTGGCCGCTGGCAAAGGCCTGCTTGACATCGGCGCGACGTTCGACAACGTAAGCGACACGATCCGCTCTCAGACGGGCGCCACCGGGGCCCAGTTAGACAACCTCGTGGCCTCGGCTAAGACCGTGGGTACCGAGGTGCCCTCGTCGTTTGAGGACGTCTCCTCGGCTATCGCGGGCCTTAATCAGCGGCTGGGCACCACCGGCCCGCAGCTCGAGGGCATGGCTATGCAAGTGTTGGACCTGTCGCGCCTCACGGGTACCGACCTGCAAACAAATATCGAAGGTGTTACCCGGGTCATCGGCGATTGGGGAATCAAAACCGAGGACCAAGCCGGGGCCATGGATAAACTGTATGTGGCCTCGCAGAAAACCGGCGTGTCTATCGGGCAATTGTCCGAGGGGATGGTTAAGTACGGCGCACCATTGCGGCAACTCGGTTTCTCATTCGAGCAGTCGGCCGCCATGCTCGGTAAGTTTGAAAAGGAAGGCGTCAATACCGAGCTAGTCATGGGATCCATGCGAATAGCCCTAGGCAAGATGGCCAAGGCCGGCAAGGATCCTGTCGAGGGGTTCCGTGAGACTACTAAGGCGATTAAGGAAGCTGGCAGCGCGGGAGAGGCCAACGCATTAGCCCTCGGTTTGTTTGGGGCCAAGGCAGGCCCCGACATGGCGGCCGCTATTCGCGAGGGCCGATTTAGTATTGACGAGCTGGTCGCCTCGATTAACAATAGCGAGGGAGCCATACAGAGCGCAGCCGACGACACGGCCGATTTCGCCGAGCAATGGCAAGTCCTCAAAAACAAAGTGTTCGTTGCGCTCGAGCCCGTAGCGGCCCGAGTGTTCGGCATGGTTAATGAGAAAATGTCAACGCTGGCCGGATGGTTCGAGCGGAATCAAGCCGGCGTAACGGCGTTCGTCGGCGCGCTCGGCACAGGGTTTAGCGGGCTTGTTACCGGTGTCGGTACGGTGGTTAGTGCGGTGGCTGGCCTCGTCCTAGCTATTGCCACCGTGTCAATGTGGATAAACGACCACTGGGTAGTGGCCATGCTTATTGCCCTGCCGCTGCTTTTACTGTTTGGCCCGCACTTTATCGCCCTCGGCGTGGTCGCAACTATCAACATGGCGAAAGTAGCGCTATCGTGGGTAACGAGCGCGGCCACTGCGACGATTGCTGCCGCTACGCACTCCATAGCTCTGCTCGGCACCGCCGGCAAGTTTGGCATTATGGGGTTAGCTGCGCTGGCCAGTATGGGGCGAGTAATCCTGTCGTGGACGCTAATGGGCCTAGCCGCTGCAGGTGGCGCTGCCCTTGGTGTTGCCATGATCCTGCTCATGGTCGCGCGGTTCGCATGGATGGGCGTACAGTCGCTGTTCCACGCCGGCAAGGTGGCTGCGGCATGGTTTATTGCCATGGGTCCGATAGGTTGGGCCATTGCTGCCGTAATCGCACTAGTGGGCGTGGTCATTTACAACTGGGACCGAATTAGCGCGGCTACCGGTCGCATGAAAGACTGGGTAGTAAGAAAATTCTGGGAACTAATCGACTGGATTAGAGGTATCGGCGGTCGAATATGGGATGCCCTGGGTGACCTCGGCAGCCTACTAGGACGAGCCGGTAGCGCGCTGGTCGATGGATTCCTAGACGGAATCAAACGCCGTTGGCAGACGCTCGTTAACTGGGTAAAGGGTGGAATGACTCAGTTACGTAATCTCTGGCCATTCTCACCGGCCAAGGAAGGCCCGTTTAGTGGCCGAGGGTACGTCACCCATTCAGGAGCCGCGCTTACTGGTGACTTTGCCGAGTCGATCCGCCGAGGGATCCCCCGCGTCCGCGCGGCCGTATCCGGTGTGATGGGTGCCGCACGTGGCCGGCTCAATGCCGTCTTGTCACCGAGTGCGGGACGCATCGCGGCTACAACCACCTCGGCCAGCCCGCGGACGCCTACGGCGCATGTGGTCGTGGACTCGGGAGGCACCCGGCTAGACGACCTACTGGTAGGCGTGCTCCGTGAGGCTCTCCGTGAGCGTGGCCTTGACCCGGGAATTTTGGGGGGATAATGGCGTTTCCGCAAGACGTACTCGGATTTACTTATGAGGCATTCATTAACGGCAACTGGGTAGATATTACCCCTGACGTGAGTGACCAATCGGCGGTGACGTTTACCCGGGGGCGACAGGATAGCGCGGGACGGCCGGAGCCCTGTAACGCGCGTTTTACACTTTATAACGAGACGGGTCTGTATTCCCCACCTAACCCGGTTAGTCCTTATTTCGGAAGTTTCGACGTCAACACTCCCGCTAGAGTCACACTCGGTCGTACTGTGGATGAGTTCGGCCGCGTGGTTGCCAACGGTTGGGGCACGGCGTGGACGACACCGAAGGGCTCAGGCGGCACGGTGGCGGCTGCCAACTACGCGGTAAACGGCAGCGCAGCAACCATCTCGGTACCCGCAGCCGGCGGCTATCGGTTCGCCATTCTGGCCGGCTCAGCGCTGCGCACGGTGGACGTCCGGGCTCAGGCGACCATCCCGTTTACCAACG